TATGCTTTTTGTCATCACGCATCTCACCAGTCTGTGCGTCATAGACTAGCTTGTTGCGATAGCGAGACATTACATCGCGTAGGTATTGTTCCGCTTTTACTTTGGGAAGATTACCAACGTCAATGTAGAAAATTCTACGTTCTGGTGCGCGTGATAGTCTGTAGATAACAAGACTATCTTCGATCATTCTGAGTTGGTTGAGAGACTTGATTGCCTTATGAAGGAAACCAAGAGTCATTCTTTTGTTTAGATCTTGTAGACCTGAAGGACAGAAAGTAATACTGTCCACTGCCATCTTTACTCCTTGTGACAGAGACATATCACCAACTGGTCCCAGAACACCTCCCTTGTAAAATCCTTTCGGGTTGTAAAGATAGTAGTCAACAAACGTACCATATTCATACTCAAGTGCTGTGCCTTTGATTGCTGCTTTCGCTAGAGCGTCTTTTGGAGTATTGTCAATTTTTTGACGGACCTTCTTGATCTTCATTGGATCAATATAACGAAGTTCCGTAATACCTTTCTTTGGATTATCTAGATCGATTACTTTGTGGTAGAATAGTCTACCGTCGATATACCAAGTTCTAACAATCTCATGTGCGCGATTGTCAAAATTTAACAGACGCTTGATATAATCAAACTCATCTCTAATTCTTTTCTTTACTCCAGCACCAACCTCAAGATTGTCTAGATTGATATCTACTGGAGAATCGTATGCGTCGCTAACAATAAACTCGTTAACAACTTCGTCCACCGCACTATCCACCTCAGGGTGAATTGCCATGTCACGATACCTACGAATCATCTCAAACTCATTGCGAGCTTGATTATCCGTATCTACATATGTTCCATAATACCCACCCGCCGCTACGGCGATGGGTTCATCAGCAGAAGGAGGGACGGGGGATTGTCCCCTCTGTCCCTCCTTTCTGTTAATCTGGAAGCCAAAAAGTTGACTCATGATTATAATTCAGATAGTTGAGCGTTCAACTATTTATCAGACTACGCCAGTGCCAGCAACACCACTTCTATTTCCTGCTTCTGCTTGGAAGTAGGAATACTGCCACTCAACAGTGAATTCTTCAATCTGATCGTTGCTATCGTAAGCAAGATCAATAGGAGAAACGTTAGTTGGGAAGCAATACTTGAGAGTGTATCTTCTGAGAATTGAACCTTCAAGACTGGAGTCCTTCTCTAGTTGATCTACTTTAAGATCTGCCATATAACCACTAGTGGTTGATGGAGTAAAGAGAGGAGCAGTGTTTGCCTCGTGGGTGTTGATGCTATTCGCCCACTCTTCAAAGAATGCGCGAAGTTTGAAGTCCTTATCGTTGAAGAAGGTAGCGGTCCAAGTATCGAAGGTTCTATCACCTGCGATCTTGACTGTTCTTCCTCTGAAAGGAACTTCGATCACACCTAAGTTTGAACCTGGGAGTGCAGCAGACTTACAAAGAATGTTTGTAAGGTTTAGATCCTCACCGCCCTTTGCGAGAGCGGCAGGGAACTGAACGTCTACCAGGAACATGTTGGGCTTTACGCCCTGACCGATAGTTTGTAAAAATGAACTTACGTTTGACAGTGCCATTGTTGTTTACCTCGTGTTGTTTTCTCTATAACTAATTATCATCTACCGATGACTTCAGCGAACGAAACGCCCGTTCTAGTAGCAGTAACTGTAACTGTTACATAGTTAATAGAGCGTGTAGGCTTGAGGTAGAGTTCAGCAACAAACTCGTTTCTGTCAATAACTTCTGGAGTATTGTTTGTTTCGTCGCAAACAACTAAGAAGTCAGTGACGCCTCTACGTGCTTGAACCTCTGAGAGGTATGAGTTCATAGAAGCAGCAAATCCACCACGAGTTGTGCTATCGTTTTGCTCAAATAGTACACCTTCAGCAAGTCCTCTTGCTCTCTTCTCAACGTTGAGGAAGAGACGGCGAACGTTGATTCTGTCAAATGCGCTAGGTGAAGCAAGACCAGTCTTATCTCCAAATAGTACAGGACCAGAACCAGGAAGCGAAACGATTGGGTTGATTCTGTTGGTGTAAAGATCGTCTCTCTGTGCCTTGTTAGGATTGAAAGCGAGCTTCACAACGTTCTGAATACCACCACGATTTAGACCTGCTGGTGAGAACCAGTCGTCTAGAATTGCGGAAGTTGAAACACAGAGACCAGCAACATCACCGTTGCAACCAACATAACGATACTTATCGTTAAAGCGATCGTAGGTATACTTGACACCACTATCTAGAACAACATATGAACTTGAAGCAATGTTGTCAAAGAATGCTAGAGTATTTGCTAGTTGCGTTGCTGGAGTTAGAGCAGCACCACCAGAGGTTGCTACCTGAGTTCCAGTCCAAGGTGAAACAAATGCAATACAATCCTTTCTGCTGTTAGCAATAGCAGCAACTGCTTGTGCCTTAGCGATTGTATCGGTCTCATTAGCAGCATCGCCACCCATGAGAACAAAATCAACTGTGGTCTGTTCGGTATCTAGGAACTCGTCATACGCTGCTTGGATTTCGCCAGCAGAATATGCGTAGTCATCAGTACCACCTGATAGAGCGCCACCTGCAGTAGGTAGGATTCTTGCTAGTTCTAGTGGAGAAGCGGATGTAGCACCATAAGATGCAGCAGTTGCACCAGGATCTTCGCCACCTGTGGTTACTTCAGCAGAACTGAGACCAGAACCAGCGTAGATATAACGCGAATACTCACTGACGTAATCCTTCCAATAAGATGAAGCACCTTCTGGAGTCTTAGCATCAGATAGTTTTGAAAGATATGTTAGTCTCTCAACAACTGTATTTGTGCTCTCGTCAATAACAGCGACATGAACTTCGTCGTATGAAAGATAACGCTCAGCAGCAAATGCCGAAGTGCCAGGACGAGGAGCGATTGACTTGTATGTTAAACCAGTTGAACCAATTGCCTGTGAATTGTAATCCCAAGCAACTGCGGTGTCGCCAGCAGCAGGAGTAGGAGCAGCAGAACCTTGAACGATAGAGAAGCTATTAGCGTCAATAACTTCATAAACTTCGTGTCCTACAGCAGCGTCATCGGTGTATGTGCCGCCAACTGATAGACCGTGACCAGTTTTGGTGATGACCCAATCAGCACCACGGTCAACAATTACAACACGAAGGTTGTTGCCATCAGCACCAGCAAAACGAGCAGCGAACTTCTCGGAAGTTACTCCAGCATCAAAAGCATCCTTATCACTGATAAGAACACCCGCGCCACTTTCGGTAGCATTTAGAACTCCAGATGCTGCTCTAACAACTGCGAGTTGTCCGCCGTAGCGGAGGAATTCGGAAGCAACCAACCAATCGCCAGCGTTAGCCTCGGATGGTGTACCGAACGTGTCGATAAGTTCTCTTTCAGAACCAATGTTTACAATTTTGCCTACGGGTCCAGTGCGGAATGAAGAAGCGAAAGCACCACGAATGGCGGTAGCACCTACAACAACAGCATTGGAAAAATCACGTTCTCTAATAACAACACCAGGCGAGACTTGACTTGCCATGTATTTTACCTCTTAGATATCAAATTTATCTAAATCTATTTAGATTTTCGGTATGTTCAGAGGTGGTGAACAATGCATGAACTACCAATCTGGATATCCCCAATCCGAGAATGGATCACGCTTTTTCCTACTATCTATTACTCTTTTGACTGTACACTCTTTACACTCATAAGCATATGCTGACGGATGTCCTTTCTTACTTTTTCTTGTCAGATAAAACTCAGAGATCAAGTCCTTCTTCTCTCCACAAGATCTACAGACCCTTTCCCTGAAAAGAAGATGTTCCAGACTGAACTGATCCCCAATATCCATCAGTAGTTCCACATATAAGAGACTTCTTCTTGGGTGTTTCCGTATTCCCACAGATTGCCGTCTGCATCAACGAAGGTATCGTCTCCCAGACCATCATCAATAAACCCAAAAGGAGCCATGTCTTGCTCAATCTGATTTCTCTGTTCCTCATAGATCCTCCTTCTGATGTCCTGGTCAGTCATCTCCTTAAAGTATTCTTGCATGACTAACCATGCGAAGAGAACCATACACATCACAAGGTCATCATGGTATCCTTCATCTGCTTCCCATGCTTGCTTCTTCTGTACGAATGTGGTAAGCTCTTGGAAGATCTGGAAGTCATTGAAGAGTAGTTTGTCTTCTTCAATAATTGCCTTGAGGTTGGCGCAACCAATCTTCTTGACGGTCACGCTCATCTTCACACCTAGTTGTGTTTTGTTTCCAGAGAATCCTTGTCCGACAATCTGACCCGCTCTGCCACGCATAGCACACATAAGGACGTTAGGATACTCAAGATCGTAATTGAGAGTTGCAGCAATACTATCACCGATATCATTGACTTCTACCAAGA